TACAGTGGCGATACGTGGGGCGATGATTGGTCGAATAAATTGTACGGTTTACGTATAAGGTAGAGTGCATCGGTTGTGTAATGATATATGAGTCTTATCGATTTACGGGCTTGCGGGTCATCCTACGCCGATGGTCATTACACACCGTTACATTCTAAAAACACCCCGTCGCGAAACGGGGTTAAAAGGTTCTAACTTGATTGATACGGAATGTATCGGTGTTAACAGCGGTTTGTCAGCGCGGGTGACTTTAAAAGAACAGCTTGCAAGCGTATCCACTGTTAACCCGTTACATTCTAAATCGACCTACCGTCTATTATCTCAACAGTCGTTAAGTCTCGCTAATCTATCGGTCATAGCCCCGAGATATTGACCACCTCCTCAGTTACGATTCGATATTCACATCTTAATGTTTGACCTCACGCAGGGCGCTGTTCTAATGGGTAGCGGGTGAGGTCTGAACACAGTATTACCTATAGTGACGAACCTGTCAACACCTAAACGTAAATAAATTTTAAATTATCAGCGTGTGAGTGTTATACTGTGAACATATGAGTAATAAAGCAACTTTAACGGAACTTTTCAAGCGTTCACACCGTGAGATGATGAAATCCGTCGCGACATCTATAACAGGTCATGTGCTAGCATTTGACCCGCTGACTCAACACGCCCAAATACAAATCGGTGTGCAACGTATCGACGTGAATGGTGAATTATTCACACCCTCGCCACTGATAGAAGTACCCGTGGCGTTTATAGGTGGTACTGAGTATTTCCAAGAACATCAAATCGACGTCGGTAGTGAAGGTGTCATATATTTCTCACAACGTTGTATAGACGGTTGGAAAACGACAGGCGGTGTAGCTAATAACCCTATTTTACGTTTTCACGATTTACAAGACGCTATGTTCGTACCGGGCTTACGCTCGCAACCCAACGTAATAGTTAATCATGCGAACGACGGTATACGCTGGCGTAACAAAGCTGGTACACATTACGTGTGGCTTAAAAACGACGGTACAATCGAAACGACTAACGAGAATTACACATCAACGGTAAACCCTGACGGCTCGTTAACTGAAACGAACGGGGAGTACACTAAAACCGTAGCGATTGACGGCACTGTGAACATTAACGGGTTTATAATCAATCCCGACGGTTCAGCGTCAAGTCCTGTTAGCGTAACAGCACCGACCGTAACGGGTTCATCGTCTCTTGTTGTTGCTGGTAAAGAAGTTAAAGAACACACGCACGATAAGGGTACTTACCTCGACGCGGAAGACAGGCCGCTTAAATCCGGCGATACGGGAGCATTATAATGACTGTGAGATTATTAGACAGTGACGGCGATATAACGACAAGTGGTCGTCAATTCACAACAGAAGTCGAAGAGGTCGCACAGACTGTACAGACTCGTTTACGTCTATACCTCGGTGAGTATTTCAGAGACGTTACGGACGGGACACCGTGGTGGGAGTCTATTCTTGGTAAGCAAGGTACACTGTCAAGCAAAGAAGCTATTATAAAAAATCGCATCGTACGCACAGAGGGTGTAACAAAACTCATAGAGTTTAAAACTGATTTCGACATCAATACTCGCGCTTATACCGTTACTGCTGGTATACTTACACAATACGGATCAACAACGGTGAGCTTGACAAATGGCTGAAATAACTTTTAACGGTTACGTTATTAAAAATCAAAACACGTGGTTCGCTGAAGAGCGCCAGCTATATTTGGACATTGATCCGAATTGGAACTTAGACCCATCGACACCAGACGGCTTAAAGCTCGCGTCGGACGCTGAGATATTCGCAAACCTAGACGAGCTTGGTCAGCGCGCTTACAACTCTAAAGACCCGAACAAAGCTAAAGACGTAGACCTTAACATAGTATCATCGCTAACCGGTACGGTACGATCGCAAGGTACACCGAGTAACGTGGAGTTAACCTTAACGGGTGTGGCGGGTACGGTAATTTTAGCGGGTAAACTCGTAGAGTCTGTAGTTGATGGTTCACAATGGTCGATTGACTCGAACGTAACAATTGGTGTGGGCGGTACAGTATCCGCAACCGCAACGTGTACGGCCAACGGCGCAACGGCTGCGAGCATCGGAACAATCACACGCATTGTAGACACTGTAGGTGGTTGGCAAAAAGTAACAAACCCGACGGTTGCTACGATTGGAACAAATCGACAGAACGACTCGTCGTTACGTCTTGAACGTGCTAAAGCTGTGTCACGCCCGGGTAATGCTCAGGTTGATAATATGCTCGGCGAGATATTCGCTGTTGAGGGTGTTAGACGCGCTATCGTGCTAGAAAACGATACGGGCGTTACAGACGCTAACGGATTACCCGAACATAGTATCGCACCGATTGTAGACGGCGGGTCAAACGAAGACATTGCTAAAGCGATATTTCGTAAAAAGAATCCAGGGTGTAAATTACACGCTGCTGGTACAAGTGTAACCGTACCTGACGTATTCGACCTATATCCCAGTAACGCTCGCGACATCACTTTTAGCCGACCTAACTACGTGGATATGACAATAAGCGTGACGATTCAAAACGACGGGACGCTGCCTAACGACACCGCTGACAGAGTTAAACAAGCTATTGTTGATTACTCTGCTGGTGAACTGGTCGCTGCTGAATGTGGGTTTAACGTATTAGGTTTTGACATCGGTGAAGAAGTACCCGTGTCACGCATGTACACACCGATTAACCAAGTGATCGGCGTGTTCGGTAACTCTTATATAACAGCGTTGACAGTAAACACGCTCACGTCTGGTCAAGTACCAATCGCATTTAACGAGTTGTCGCGATGGGATATTTCGAACATTACGGTGATTATAAATGATTAATACTCGTATATACGCACAGTATAAAGACAAACCTAAAGCCGTAGCGTGGTACAACATTGTACCGTCGCTAGCGGGTCAAATAGTCGACGCTTACGAACAAGTTAGGACGTCGTATAACATCGACACGGCTAACAGCGCAGAGCTTGACGTAATTGGTCGAATCGTGGTCATAGACCGAAGTTACGAATCTAGTGTTACTTTCGAACCTGATACGTACTTCGGCGCTGATACGTTAGCTTCACAGTTTGGTGGTAACGACTCACAGTTTGAAACTGTTGGTGCTACGATAACCGAAGAGGTTAGCAACGAAATATACAGAGTATTAATCAAAGCTAAAATAGCTAAAAACAATTCGGACGCAACACTCGATGGTGTTGTAAAAGCGTTAAGTTATATAACTAATATTAACCCGATTAGTGTAATAGATAACGAAGATATGACGTTCAGCGTGTCATTCGGCTCAGAGCTTAGTGAGATAGAGCGTTTCGTGTTTAACACGTTTGACATATTACCACGACCGCAAGGCGTTGGGTTTTTAGGTTATACCGAAGAAACAGCAATTACACAGTTTGGCGGGTCGTTCGGATTCGGTGACACACGGGCCACATTCGGTCAGTATTTTGGAGCATAAACAACATGGCACTTAAAATTTTTGAAAAGTTCTCACCGCGAGCTAACCCAGCGGACACAAATTACCCATACGGTTCGATTAAAAACGAATCCGTACCAGGCGCAAAAGACGGTACGCCGCTCGACGCATCGTGGGGTAACGACATGCTCGGTTTCACTGACGCGCTACTTGACGAAGCTGGTATCACACCGAATGGTTTACCTGACACTGTGCAATCGTCTCAGCGTTTGGATGCTATTAAAACCTTACGTGTCAACGACTTATCGCAATCTTATGAGTTTGAGACTGTAACCGATATGCTTGCAAGCACTGTTGAATTACCGCTGATGAAAAAAGTAGAGGTGTCAAGTAGCGGTGTCAGTTACAATGTTATTTCAAGCGTTGGTGCCCCTGCTAACGCACTCCCGAGCGCTGTAGCAGGACGATCGTTTTTAGAAAATGCGCAAGGCGCGATGATTAAAGCTAATCAAGAGAACGACGACCAAAAAGATTATTTGAGCTGTATCCCCCGCTGTGTGGGCGGCACATGGGAGCTTTTAAATGATGCAGGTCACGAGACTCTTGGCGTTACATCAATTGAAAAATCAGACGATTACAGAATACGAATAAACTATAACCGACAATATGATCAGGTAAACAATCTTTCGATAACAATAGATAACGAGCTAGCACCTTATGGTGTGTTTTGCGGCGGCAATGTCGGTGTCGCATGGTCAGAATGGACAGCCCACGCACAGTTGACAGGATTGTTAAAAGTTTCTGATTTATCGTTTACG